TTATAGTAATTTTTCCTTTTTTTGTAGGAACAATAATATTGTTATTGGTATGTGATACATTTGCATATCTTTCATTACTCAAAGACCATACATGGTTACTACACATTTTAAAATCTGGGTGCATACTTGCTTTATAATAGAACACTTGATCTTCTAATTTGTTACTAGATGTTGTGTTATCTATGACCAAACAGTTATAGTCTTCTGTACAGTTATCTAGAATAATTGTAAATTCTTCAAATGATCTAAACATATTTGCATAATTTTTATAAATTTTGTCGCGGTCTTGGCCGTTACCGTTCTTAAAAATGAACGTGAAGTCTATATTTGTTCTAAATGCTGGAGGAATCCCCATAGGAGATTGCATAGCAAGGATATATAATATTTGATAATGTCTACCATTATAAAATATTTCTCCAATTCTTGGATCTTTTGTGAACTGACGAGCATCTTGTAAACAATCGTCCATCAGTAAAAAAGCATTTGGATTAGACCAGTTATCTTGTAGAGCTTTTTCTTGTCTTTTAAAAACCCTTTCTATAATAACAGGTTCATACTTTTTATAAATTAACATACTTGGAACAAATTTGTCGTAATAATGTACAACATGATCTGTTCCTGATATGATTGTTCCTAATGGGATATCTCTATTATGGTATAATACATCTTTAATAAGAACACTTTTTCCCGACATTCTTTTCCCGAGCATTACTACAATGCTGTTTTTTTTAATTTTTTTAATATCAAATTTTCTCAAATTAAATACTTTGTCTTCATTTCGCGACATCTAAAATAGTAACCTTATTATAATATAATATTATAAACGAACAAATATCACAGACTTACACTTACTTTGTAATAGAATACTTGATCTTCTAAGTTATTACTAGGCGTTGTATTATCTATGACCAAACAGTTATAGTCTTGTGTTGTACAACTATCTAAAATAACTTCAAATTCTTCAAATGTTCTAAACATATTTGCATATTTTGTATAAATTAGTTCGCGGTCTCTATAATATTCGTTTTTAAATATGAAAGTATAATCTATATTATATTTTTTATGAATTACAATAGGTGTTTGCATAGTTATGATACGTAATAGTTTATAACGAACACCACTGTAAAGTACTGTCATAAGTTGACGATCGTTATTTAACACTTGTCTATCAAGTATACAGTTTTCTATAATTAAGTAACTATCTCGGTTTGACAAGTTTTCATGTCGAGCTTTGTCTTGTTTTTCAATAACTTCTTTTATTATACTAGGTTCATAATTGTGCATTATAGTTGTTCCACACCTGATATCTTTATTCTCGAGTATGTCATTAATAAGAACATGGTTACTAACCATTTTTTTGTCAAATATTAATACTATAGCATATTTATACATTTTTTTAATATCAAATTTACGAATGTTATAATGTTGGTTCATTACAACAATGATAACATTCGTAAATTTGATATTAAACCTAGTTAAAATGGTGCAGCACCAGTTAATACTTCTTCTTGGATATGCCCCTTCAATGTGTTAATATATACACATATCATACCAATAATAGCAGATAAAAGACCTACTTTTAAATAGGTATTACCTGGTAAGTCTTTCTTGGAAATTTTTGAATCAATAAACGTTACAATAACTGAAAACACTACTAAGACTGGAATTACTAAATAAGAACCTTTTAAAGACAAAAAAATGCTGTCTGTCATTGTTTTGTCTTTTAAGAAATAAAAATAAAAAATTATCTAGGCGAATTTACCCATTTATCTGGGTGGCAAATTGTAAAATCTTCATGTTGTTTGTATTTATATGCCAATACTTTTGACCGTTTTGTATCAATTACAAGATAATTATCACTATTTGTATTATTAATATACGAACTATTTAATAGTCCTTTGAAATTTTCCATAATAAAATCTATTGACACTTTTGAAAATGGTAAAAATATATAATCAGGTGCTTTACCACTAATAAATTTCGAAAATTTATAATCTTCTAAATCTAACACATGTAACTGTAATAAATTGCTAATTTGTGTCCAAATACTTACAGGAGAAATAGATAAGTCTTTTATATAAAATTTTATATCATTCGGGTTGGATGATTTTGTAAAAAAATCATATCTTTTTATATCAGAACTTATTAATTTAGATGGTATAAAACTACCATATATTCTGTCATCATCTGTTATAACTAAACCATCAACAAAATGTCTTTGTCCATTTTTCAAATTAATAGAATACATTATATCTTCAATTAAGATATAATTTTGATCAGATACTACTACAAGAATGTCGTCATTTTTTGTGGTGTGAATATCAAAATATGATAATTTTATCGGAAAAAAAACATGATAAATATCATATAGAATATTCATTATGAATTAATACATTTTAATTTTTTAAACATTATTACTTTCATTCACTGTCACTAAAGAAAGGAGAATCATTGTTTTCGGCGTGTGTTTTTGACGGGATTACAATATTTTTTACTTCATCAGAACCATCCGAATTATAACCTGTAGTCTGGTGTCGCACATCAGTTATATTATCACCATCAACAATATCTAAATTTGGTCTATTATTATTGGTACCAGAAGAGTTATCAGGATCTTCCATAAATAATTTGTTTTCAATAGCATTATCACTATTATTGTCATCATTGTTTTCTCTTATAGAACTACTATCAGCTACATTACTATCGTCATTGTCATTACTATTACTATCACCATCGTCATTATCATCATTATTTTCTATATCACCAAAATGTTCTTGGTTACCAGTGTCAACAAGAGGTACAAACGTAGAAGGTTCTTCTATTTGATTTAAATAGCTTTCTAATATTTCTTGAATTGGTATTAAGTCTCTAATAGTTTTTTCGATACTATTAGAAATAGCTAAATTACTTCTTTTAATGTTTCGTTGTATTTCAACATAATTCAAATACATTTCTCTATCATCAATTAAAGATGGGTCTACATAGAAATATCTTGCACATTCTATATAACATTTATGTATAAAATTTTTAGTATCAGGAATTTTTAAATTAATAGAACTATTACTCTTCATGGTAACACTTGATAAAACTTTGACATGTGATATAAACACTGCTTCTATTAATTTTGATAACCATGTACAATCAGAATCGGAAACTATTCTAGAATATTCTTTGTCAATAATTGTTTGATTCCATTTAATAACTGAACACAACTTTTCTTGAAAAGTTTTTAATACCTTTTTATTGTTGTTTTCTTTACAAGTATCAAAGATCGATTTGATACCTTGATACAATAATGGTGACAATAATTCACACAACTGTTGCATATATAAATTTTTAGCTTCCACTATAGTGTTACCAGTCTCTTCCATTTTTAATTTAATATTAATTATAAATTAAAAAAACAATTTAAACTCGAGAAATTTTTGAAAGACCTCTAGTAACTTTTTTCAATGCAATAGGTACATTATGTGATTGTATTTGCAATGGTGGTACGGCTACTGGTACCGGTACAGCTACAGGGGTACTCATAAGCTTTTTTAAATTTGTTGTAAAGTCTTCTCCTATATCAACTAATTCTTCTTGTGAAGTCGTAGATGATCCTTTGATTGTGTCATACAGATTGTCATGGTTAATACTATTTTCGATGAAATCTACAGCAGAATGATCTATTTCTTTTATAATTTTTATAGGGATATTTATAATTTTCTCGTTCATCACGCTTGTATAGTTTGTTGTAAAGATATAATAAAAAAGATTTAAACGCTTCCAAATTATTTTTTATCCAATTGTATTTTGAACTCAAATAATAGCACGTTATTTGGATTTTTTGATGAAAAAAGATAATTATCTTCATCGACATTTAAAAAATGTCCATTATAGAATATAATGTGTAAATAGTTACCAGTATTTTTATTATTCTTAATGTGAAGTATATTTGAATTGTTTTTATCATTGCTTACAGCACTAACATCATAAATTTCATTTGGAAATGCTGTATATTTTAAACCAAGGTAGTAACCATCAGCGCATTTTAAAGTTATTTTGTCTTTAAAAAACCGTTTTTTAACAGGGGTTCCGTCGTCATGTTGTTTTGTTGGTTTTTCAAGGTATTCTAATAAGAACACTTCTGCTTCATTTTTTTTATCACTAAGATAAATAAAACGACTTAAATGATCTAAACACATATAAAGACCATTATTATTTTTTATAAGAACCTTTTTAGGCGAAAATTTTATATCAATTTCTTGTTCTATTTGTTTGTTGTCTTTTTTTTTTGTATCATGTTTTATTTCAGTTACTAGGAAGTATAATAATAATATAACAATTGTGATACTTAATAGAATTCCACCATCCATTTAATTAATTACTTTACATAAATAAAATATTTTTTTAGAATTCATAGAAAGTCTGTTGATTACATTTATTATGTGGTATTTCTGATTGACCAATAATAGATTTTTCTAGTCGTTCAGGTTCCGTCGTTTTACGTAAAACATACATTTCATCAAGATAATCTCCATTGTAACCCACTGGTACAGCGCCCTTCAAACCTTTTGGGTAAAAAACAAAATCTGTTCTAGTATCTGTAACAGGAGAAATATGTGTGTTAGGAATAGATACGAATGTAAAATGTTCTTTGTTTTTACAAAATCTGTACAATGTGTACGATAATGCGCATAAAATAAGTGCTATAATAATTGCATTGTATAGTAGTTTCATTTGTTGTATTTATAAAACAAAATAAAAACAATAATGAAAAATTATATTAAGCCCTGTTCTGTTAAAAATTCAATTTTTTAAATTAAATTACATACTGTGATAACTCTAATTCAACGGAGTAATCATAATTTCTACAATTATAACCATCTAAATCTATTATGATATCATTAATATACACTGACTTGTTGAATTTATGTTGCAAATTCAGCACTTTATGTGTATACGTATCATTTTTATGATCAAGATACACTCTTTCTTTAAAAATTATATCAGATTCATTAATATAGATCGTTAATGTTATAAAACGTTTTTTAACAAGTTTAATTGGGTTATCAGAAATGTATTGATTTTGTGATTTCAAAATAGTTGTCCCATTAAAACCCAATGTACTTAACAAAGAACAATCCATGATATCAAAGTTACCATCATTATTTAAAATACACGTTTTATTGTTAATAATGTTTGTCCTACAATTATAATTATTAGAAGACACAGAGTTAATAGAATCTTCTAAAGACAACATTAATTGTTCAGATGTATAATTTCCTGGTATAATTTTTATATGGTAAGGTTCAGAATACAATTCTTTACCATTATCTGAAAAATTTTCAACAAATATAAATTCATTACATGATTCTGTTATAATATAATCACAGTTAGGTATATCTATTGACAATAATTTAATATCAATGATTTTATCTATAAGAATAGTTGATGAATACTCCTCTAAATGGATAATTGTTTTTTTAATATCAATTTTATTGTGTCCAAGATCAACGACTGATTCTGTTTTAAAATTTTGCCGTAACTGTTGTAGATTGTCTGGTAGATTGGATTGTTGTAGATTGTCTGGTTGGTTGTATTGTTGAGGGTTGTCTCGTTGTGGGTTGTCTGGTGGGTTATCTTGTAGATTGTCTTGGTGTTTTCGTTCTAAAAAAAATTCATTTGTTCTTTTAACTATATCAGTCTGTGTAATATCTTCAATATTAAACTTTATAATATTCTTAAAAATGTACTTTAATAATTCGTTTATAACTATATGATTAATATGGTCTAAATTATTTTTTGAACATTCAGCTTTAAAAACACTTGAACTAATAGTGTTAAAAGCGTTGAAAAAAATTTCATCATATTTCAAATTAATTTTAAGTTTTTTTCTAATATTTTCAAACACAGTATTGATTATATAATCACAATTATCCTCGTGTGTAAAACGTTGTGTTAAATTAGTCGCCATTACTAGATAAAAATAAAAATAAATTTATTTTGTAACTTAAATAATATATACATACATATGGTTTCTAAAGTCAAACCCCGAGCTAACGCAGTAAAAAAGGCAGTAAAAAAGACAGTAAAAAAGACAGTAATTAAATCCCGAACCAAAAAAGGTGGTACAATGAGCACTAAAAACAAATTCTTAACTGGGTTAGGAGCAGTAGGAACATTAGGAGCAGCAGGATTACTTGCTAGATATCATTTAGATAGTATTGCGCGTCGAAACGCCAATATTGCAGATAAGAATATCGCAATAGATTTTCGTAATAAAAAATTAGAACAAGAATACAACAGTAAAATAGGTATTACTGGTAGATTAAATAATATAATTTCAAAATATCTTAGAAAAACAAAAGACAGGATTCAAACACCTTAAAAACATAAATACTGTAATAAAGTACCATGAATTTTATTCAACAAAAGATTGATAGGAAGAAAAAGATATCAAAACCAAAGAAAAATGATCCAGATTCTGTATTAACAATTCATAATAACAAATTAAAATATTTTGAAGAGTTACAATTAAAAATATTGCCACAAAAACAGGCAGAATTACACGAATTAGAATTAAAAAAATCGTATAAATATGATATTAAAATAATGGATCTTAAAAAAGAGATTAAGAACATACAAGAAAAAAAAGAGGAGAATGATTATTATCTTGATACTATACGTATATATCACGATTATGTATTAAACATAGAAAACAGTTCCGTGTCACCTGAACACATCCATAACAGGAAAAATTTAATAAATGAATACTACAATTCTGTAGGTATTTTTAATAATACTTATATAGATACATTCGTACATATATATGATTGTAAAAATTGTAAAAATACAAATACTATGGTGGAACAAGTTGATTGTTTTTCATGTACAATTTGCGGATATACCAGTCGAATGCAAACATATCCAACAGAATTATCATTTCAAGAGAAAAAGGAAAAAGATCCTACATCAAATAATATTGGATATAAAAGAGTAAATTATCTTATAGAGTGTTTAAATCAGATGCAAGCAAAAGAAAATATAAATATTCCAGAAGAAATTATAGACAAAATTTTAATACAAATAGGTAATGAAAAAATAAAAGACCTTTCAAATTTATCTTATATAGATATAAGAAGATATTTAAAAAATACAGGACAGACAAAATATTATGAACATGCTCCTTATATTTTGTTTCTCTTGACTAAGATAAAACCACCACAGATTCCTCCACAAATAGAAGAAAAATTGATATGGATGTTTCAAGAAATTCAAGAACCATATGAACGATTTAAACCTGAAACAAGATCATCTTGTTTTAATTACCCATATTGTATAAATAAACTAATGGAATTATTAGAATTAGAACAATTTAGATTGTATTTTAAATTGTTAAAAGACCGTAACAAAAGACATATACAAGATACAACATGGCAAAAAGTTATGAACTATTTAAAAGAAAATAAGAATCCAAAATCAATTTATGATATAGATTGGAGATTTATTAGAACAGTTTGACAGCTTTTAGTCTGAGAATGCTGCTGGATGTAAATCAGCAGTTCCAAGCCAGATATTTTCTTGATGATAATTTGGTTTATTAAAACCATCAAGATATTCATCTATCTGGTTTTTTACTACTGATACTTTTTGTACGATTTTATTAGCTTCAGGAATCACGTTAGACGTAACAATTTGTGGTACATCAATTTTACTACATTGTAGTATTGGAACTATATAAAAATATATAAATAATAATACTACTAATACTAATAAAATGTTTCGGTTATACGTTATTTTCATTGTACACGAACAAAGTAATGTTATTATATTACAACAAAATAAATTAAATTTTATTGTATAGTATTTTCTTATTTTCATCTTCAAATAGTGTATATAATTCGAGGCATTTCAGTCTTTTAGCTGGATCAGTTATAATATCTGTTAAAAAACGTTTCATATTTGTTTTGTTGCAAGAATCAGTGGACATAAAACTATAAAAATATGTGATAATGAACATTAAAAAAACTCGTTTGTCATCGATTGTAACACAGTGTTCTAAAATTAAGTCATTAATTTCCGGCGTATGTAGAGCATCTACTAAATTATCTACAAATGGTAGAATTTTTTTCTTTTCCGTAAATTTTGTAATTTCTGTGTTGTCCATTTTGTTAAACATAATTTACATTTTTAAATTTAAAAATTATTTTATTTTTTATAATTAATGGATTTAGCAGTACCTATTAGTTTGTTGGTAGGTTTTATAGGATATCAACTCAATAAAAATGGAAAAGTACCAAGAAATTCTAATAACATTAGAGATTCTATTACTAAAAACAATACTCCAAGTTCTATAAATATTTACAACTCTGTAAGTACTAAACAAATAAACCAAGAACAACAACAATTATCAAATGAACGGTACAAACTGGCTAATGATCCTGTAAATACTAATATTATTTCGAATGTTAGAGTTCCTGTTAGAGACTCACTTTTACCATCAGTAAAAGAGTTAGGTAGTAATCCAAATATTACAATTCAGCAGCAAATTACTGAAATGGAAAAAAGCCCAATGTTTAATCCTCCACCATACAAAGTCATTGGCAAAGTAGATGGGTACAGCACAGAAAGTAGTGGTTTTTCTCCTATTTTACAAGAAAATTTTGGAAATGTTTCACAATTGACAGGATTACAAATTGATACAGATCATACAAATATGGTACCACATTTTGGGTCAAGTGTTAAACAAAACATGGATCCAGAAGTAAATCAAGGTATTTTAGAACGTTACACTGGGGTAGGAGGATTAAAAGAAAATAAAAAAAGAGAAGTTGAAACGATGTTTAAACCAACACAACAAAATATTTATGGTCATCATTTTAACCCTGATAGATCCAGAAATATACAAAGTGGATTAAAAACAAATCAACTACCAGTACCGCAAGTCAGGGTGTCTCCATTGCCAGCTGAAAGTAATAGACCACAATATAGAACAAATACTCAACGAAATGTTAACGCAAGAGTAACTAATTTATCAGTTGAACCAAATGCTGGTATCTCACACTCTCAAACTTTAAGAGGTAATATAGGTGTGGTTAGTAAAAATAGACCAGAGACAACTTGGGAGTTAGGTCAAGACAGATTATTAGTTGGTAGTACATTATCTGCACCAACAGCAAGAGAAAATTTCACTAATGGTGGTAGTAGTGCAGCAGAAACTGCTTACAATGTTAGACCGGCTGGAGCAAATGTTAGTGCTCCAACTATAAGACTTAGAAAAACTGGAGACACGATTGGAGGTTATTTAGAAACAATTGTAAGAGATGATAACAGAAACACTGGGCACACTAGTGGTTTTAGAAATATTTCAGGCTTTCAAAAAGAACTAAGTGAAATTGCAAGAGGTTCGTATATTGCAAGAGAAAACGAACGTGCAACAACGTCTAGAATGACATTATTACCAGCTGGAAATTCTAACAGAGGTGAGTATCAAACTCCTATCGACGAAATGAAAGTTACAATGAAACAAACTAATTTGTTCAGTTATACTGGAGGAGCTGTTTCATCTAATTTAAGACCAACAGATAGACAAGCTGAATATAACACTACACGAAATCCTGTAAAAGCAAGTATAAAAAATTACATAGGAAATCCTACAAACTCTTATTATGGAATTACTGATAATTCTAAATATGAAAATATGGAAATTAGATCAAATAAAGACACAATAGCTGATAACAGAAATTACAGTATTAAACATCCACAAGGAATAAAAGAATCATCGGGTCAAGAGTCTCTTAATGTGAGACTAAGAGACGCGACAATTGATACGCCTAATAGTGGGTTTAATTTTACAAACCATTCGATCATACAAGAAATAGCAGATTATACAAAAATTGGTCAAATAGATCATACACAGAATAAGAGTTTACAAGAAACTGATCAAACAGACAGAATTGACCCTTTGTTTGTGTCACAATTAAATAGCAATCCGTATGCTATAGACATTCTTGAATAAAAAATTGAATTTAAAAAGTTGTTTTTACTAAATTAGTAAATGAAAATAACAGTAGACACTCTTGATGAAATATTTAGGTTTACATACAATCCACAATTTGTATTGTACTTTAAGAAATACATAACAAGGCAAACAATACGAGTGTTGTACAAAAATTTGTCAATTGATAAACAAGCTAAAAAAGGTAATTTACAAACAATTAAGTACCTACATCTTGTTGGTGCTAGTTGTACTACATATGCAATGGACTGGGCAAGTGAACATGGGTTTCTCGAAGTTGTAAAGTACCTACACGAAACTGTTGGTGCTGAGTGTAGTATATTTGCAACGGAAAACGCAAGTAAAAATGGGTTTCTCGAAGTCATGAAATATTTACACGAAACTATTGGATCAGAGTGTACAACAGATGCAATGAACTGGGCAAGTGAACATGGGTTTCTCGAGGTCGTAAAGTACCTTCACGAAATGGTAGGTGTTAATTGTACAACAAATACAATGGACTGGGCAAGTTATCATGGGTTTCTCGAAATTGTAAAGTACCTACATGAAAATGTTGGTGCTGAGTGTACTACCAATGCTATGAAGTGGGCAAGTGAAAAAGGTCATCTTGAAGTCATGAAATATTTACACGAAACTGTTGGTGCTAACTGTACAACAGATGCAATGGACTATGCAAGTTCAAATAATTGTCTCGATGTTGTAAAGTACCTTCGTGAAACTGTTGGTGCTGAATGTACTACAAATGCAATGAAATGGGCAAGTTATACTGGGTTTCTCGATATTGTAAAATATCTACACGAAACTGTTGGTGCTGAGTGTACTACAGATGCAATGGACTTGGCAAGTGCAAAGGGGTTTCTTGAATTCGTAAAGTACCTTCACGAAACGGTTGGTGCTGAGTGTACTACAGATGCAATGAACAATGCAAGTAAAAATGGGTTTCTCGAAGTCGTGAAATATTTACACGAAACTGTTGGTGCTAAGTATACTACAGTTGCTATGAACTTAGCAAGTGAAAATGGTCAGCTTGAAGTTGTAAAATACCTTCATGAAACTGTTGATGCTAAGTGTACTACAAAGGCAATGACCAGGGCAAGTCGAAATGGTCATCTTGACATTGTAAAGTACCTACACGAAACTGTTGGTGCTGAGTGTACTACCAATGCTATGAAGTGGGCAAGTGGAAATGGTCATCTTGAAGTTGTAAAGTACCTACACGAAACTGTTGGTACTAAGTGTACTAAAGATGTAATGGACTATACAAGTACTCGAGGTCATCTTGAAGTTGTAAAGTACCTTCACGAAATTGTTGGTGCTAAGTGTACTAAATATGCAATGACCAGGGCAAGTGATAATGGGTTTCTCGATGTTGTAAAGTACCTTCATGAAACTGTTGGGTTTTTTTAGCAGTGTAATTATAAAGTTGATGAATTAATTCGTGAAAATTAAAAAATGAAAATAAATATTTTTTAATTTAAAGTTAAAAAATAATAATAAAAATAATAA